GTAAATTGATGTTTGACGTAGAGGATGAAACAGAATTGAACTACTACCTACAAGGTAGCCAGTTACAGCTCGACCTTTTATTCACGCAAGACGCAAACACCTCTCTTGATTTTAACTTCGGTCTTGTTGATGTAACGAAAGCAGACGTGGATCGTTCGCAAGAATTTATTCGTGTGAACCTTGATTTCAAAGCGTTATTTAATGCAACGAACGCTGGTAATATCGCTGTAACGCTTAAAAACAGCGTAGCAACTTATTAATCTGTAAGTAAAATTTGGAGGTATATAAAAATATGCGTATTGAATTTCCGGAACTAGGCGATGGCTACTTTGTTGAGATTAAAGATCCGAATAAACTGAAGTGGAAAGAACAGAAGAGCTTGACCCAATCGTTCAAAGAAGAATCTTTGGAAGCAAGTATGGAAGTTGCTGAGAAGATTTCCATTATTTTAATCAAGTCTGGTCATGTCTGTGATGAAGACAACAAGCCTTTTACGTTCCCTGTAACTGCTGAATCGGTCGGTGAGCTTCCTTCCCAAGTCATTGAAGAAGTTGCGAAGAAATTTGCCGAGCTTAAGAAAGTGGTAAGCACCGAAAAAAACTAATTGACCAGGTAGACAAAGCTTTGAGAGGGTATGGAAAAGCTCCCCTCTCTTACGCTGAGTTTACCATTTGTCGAGAGTTTGGTTGGACGTTTACAGAGCTTGAAGAACAACCTGCTGAACGGATCGAACAAGCGTTTTTATTTATAGAACGTGAAAATCTGTACAGAAAGCAACAGGAAGACATGTAAAAGGTGGTGAGCGAATGGCAGATACAAATAAGGAGGCACGTTTAAATCTCGTCATTACGGCTCGTGACGAAGCGAAACAAGTCTTGCAGGAAATGGTTGCGTCTGTTGAATCTTCTTTGAGTGGTATTCGGAAAGTGATGCTTAATGCGTTTCCGGCAGGAGACGTAGTTAAAAAAATGAGCAGTATCGCTACAACAGCCAGTGAAAGCACGAAAGGCGTTGCTGAAAGTGTAGCGAGTATGGAATCAACACTCAAAGAGGCGTTCACCGCCACCAGTTCGATGATGAATGAGTTTGCGAGTGCGTTTAGGTCCTCTACGAACAGTGTTCGCGGTTCAACTCGCGAAATGGCCGTAGGCGTTAGCCAAGATTTTAAAGACATTCAAAAATCCGCCCATCAAAATTCTGCAGATACGTACATGGCGTATCAATCTCTAGGCGACGGAATGAAACATTTCGGTCACGTTGTTGGAGAAGGATTTAAATACGCGATCGAACAAGCAGCCGAGTTTGACGGAAATATCCAACGTGTAAGTGCGGTTTTAACCCCAGTTGGGAAAGTAACCAGCGATCAGTTGAAACAAATGGGGGATTCGGCACTTCAGATGGGGATGCAGTCAAAATTTGGAGCAAATGAAATTTTAGGTGCGATGTACAACTTAGCACGACAAGGTTTATCCGCTACGCAAATTTTAGGTGATGGCGTTAACGGTGCAATTCAAGTAACGAACGCATTAGCAATGGCAACGGACTCTGATCTAACTGAAACAGCTACGGTCGTTACCGACGTAATGCATGAGTTTGGCGTTGGTGGAGAGCAGCTTAAAGTGGTTGCGGACATGATCTCTGGTGCAATGCACAACTCCAGTATTTCGATGAACGACTTTCTCGTGAGTATGCGACAAGTCGGTCCAGTTGCTTCCAATATGCACCAAAACGTAGAAGACGTTTCCGCTGCGTTAGCCTTACTAGCTCAACATGGTATCAAGGGTTCGCAAGCTGGTACCGCGTTGAAAAATATGCTTTTAGGATTAGAACCGCGTACGAAAAAAGCAACAGAATTAATGCAAGAACTCGGAATATCCGGAGTAAACGGTGCGAAGGATTCGTTCTACGCATTAGACGGAACATTAAAACCGCTTCCTGACATCTTGGGTGTTTTGAACGATAAGTTTGGCGGTCTTAATGATAGACAAAAACAAGCCGCTTTGGCTACAACTTTTACCAAATACGGTCTTGCTGGTTTGGATACGGTGGTTACGCAAACGAAAGATAGTTTCCAAGAGTTTGAGGCAGAACTTAAAAAGGACGACATCTACACGATCTCCAAGATTAAAATGGACTCCTTACAAGGTGACATCTGGAAACTACACGCCGCAACTCAAACACTTGCCAAGGCATTTGGGGAAACACTAAGACCGGTTATGCGTGAGTTAGTCACTGTTGTAGGGCAAGTTGCTCATTGGTTCTTTAACTTAAACGAACACACTAGGCATAACATTACGATGTTTGCGGGGATTGCTTCTGCTGTTCTTGTTACCATGGGAACATTTATCACATTTGGTCTTGGTCTTGAAATGATTATTGGTAAAATCGGATCATTGGCTACGTTCTTGAAATATCTCCTTTCCCCTATCCGAGCTCTATCCCTCGTCTTTTCTCCTGTTGGTCTTGCGATTGGTGCGATTGTCATTGCTGTGTATGAGTTTGCCAAAGCATGGGAAAGCAACACCGGAAATATTCGTGAGAAAACAAAAGCCTTCGCTGATACAGTAAGCAAAAAATTTCATGAATTGGTCGATGACATCAAGCCTTACTGGGAACGTTTTACTAAAGCAGTAGGTCAAGCGATGGACGACGCGAAACCAGTAGTTTTGGCTGTACTGGGTGCGATCAAAGATGCTCTTAATTCAACTGCATTTCAAAAGTTAGAAGAAGGAGCCAAAGCGATTGCTAAGCTGGGTGCGAATGCTGCGATTGCCCATCCAGACGTAACCCTTTTAGGGATTGCTCTCATGGCGTTGGTTGGTCCAAAGACGCTAGTGTTGGGTTCAATCAGTGCCATCACTACTGCAGTTGGTGCGATGCCTGCGATCTTCGAAGGAACGCTTGGAGCGATTGGATTATTCGGAAGAGGTGCGATGGCTACAGCGAATGGTGCGTCCGCTGTAATGAAGGGAACGTTCAATGGGATTGCTACCGCGATCGAGGCTCCTGCGAAGGGATTTGCTAAACTTGAATCGAGCATGGCAACGATGAAAGCAACGGGTGGATTAACAGCTAACGTATTCGGACCCATGAAGAATACGTTTAGAACGATTGGTATCGAGGCTTCATTGATGGGTACGAAAGTGATGAACGGAATCAATATGTTCAGCTTAACGAACATCAAGGCATGGGCTACTAGTTTCGGTTCTAACATGATCAAAGCATTTTCTTTCTCGAACATCATTCGGGTTGCACAAGGTGCGTTTACCGGGTTTATTCGCGTCCTTACGATTGGTTTTCGTGCGTTGCTTGGACCGTGGGGCTTAATCATCACAGCCGTCATTTTTGGAGTCGGTGCATTAATTTCGCATTGGGATCAAGTCAAGAAATGGGTAACGGATCACTTCGGCAAGAACTTCCCTGCTACGCTTTCGGCTTTCAAGGATAAGTTTGTGGCGGTTTTTCAAAAAATAGGTCAGTTCTTTTCTGAAGTCTGGTCATTTATCAAGCAAACCGTGACAGATGTTTTCAACTATGTAGCCCCATTTGTCGAGGGTGCTCTAAAGAAAATAGGAACTTTTTGGTCGGAAAACTGGGGAAAAATTAAACAACTGTTTAAAGAGGTCATGATTGCCTTAGGAGTGATCCTAGGTCCCGCTTTAGCGGTTTTATATACCCTTATTTCTGGTGCCCTTGGATTTATCAAGGGAATTTGGCACGATGCCTGGTCGGTTATAAAATCCGTTGTGAAGACGGTTTTCGACGCGATAGCTGGGGTAATACGGATTGCGTGGGACCTTATTTCTGGTATCATCAGCGTTGCCCTAGATATTTTGACTGGGCATTGGGGAGATGCCTGGCACAAATTGCTCGAAATAGGTAAAAATTTGTGGAACGATATCACAAGTTTCTTCGGAAATTTGGGATCCGACATGTGGAATTTCGGTAAAAACTTGATTCACATGTTTGTCGATGGGATCAAGTCGATGGTTCACGCTGTTGGTGATGCTGTAAGTGGTATCGCTAATAAGATCAAAGGATTTCTTGGATTCCATTCACCTGCTCGTGAGGGTCCAGCTGGACGCGGAGAAAGTGATCGTTGGATGCCCAATTTAATGGATATGCTCGTAACTGGCATTAACGATAACCAAGGTAAGGTACAAAAGGCTGTTGCGAACGTTGCACTCGGTATAAAAACCGGAATCAATGCATCGTATCAACACGTCAACAATCTCAATAACCAACCGATGGTTCACGTTGCTCCATCCAGTGGAAAATCACCGATAAACGTTCACATTAACGTTGATGGACGTTCCGCGAAGACAGATAAAGCGATCGCTGAAGAGATTGCGAAGCAGTTCAGAACGCAAATGAATGTAGTAAGTGGATAAGGAGACGTGAAAACGTCTCTTTTCCTTTTAAGGAGGCAAGATATGGCTAGTTCGGTTCAAATCCTGATCGGCGGTGTTGATTATACAAGTTATGTAGACTACGAATCGGTAAAAGTAGACAATAATATCGTTCAAAGTGCAGATACGATGTCTTTTGTCGTGCATATCAATCCAAACGATTCTCTTACAATGCCAAAATGCGGAAATGAAGTGGTTTGGCAAAATCCAAACGTGTTAGTTGCTCCTTGGAGTGGAGCTACACAAGTTCCGTACAGAGAATTCGGCGGCGTGATCGTAGAAGTTACCGAGACTACCGAAGATGGAATTACCTTAGACTACGAAATAAGTTGTAAGTCGTATGAACATTGGTTCAATCGTCGACTCGTTGCAGCTTGGTATAATCAAGATTCTCCAGAAAACATTCTTAATTCGATTGTAACGAAATTCTGCCCCACATTTACCACGCACAACGTACAAACTACTGGATTAAAAATTGTTCCAGAATACTTCGACTATGTTTCTCCTAGTGACGCAATCAAACAAATTGCGGATCAGTGTGAACTGGGTTGGTACATTGATTCATACAAAGATGTCCACCTGTATTCACTCGAGACGTTTCAAACTCCACTTCCTAATAACACGTTAGATGTTGATCATGATACGCAGCATTACGGTGATTTAACACTTAAAGAAAATTCAGAGCAACAATACAATCGAATCTTTCTTAAAGGGTTTAAAACGCGTGCTACGACGCCTATTTATTTAACGTACACAGCGGACAGCCAAACGTTGCAATGGAACACCGGGTACAGACCTTCCAGTCTTAAAGGGGATGTTGCTGTTCAAGTTTATTCGTCCATGCAGGATTATCTGAATGATTATGGATTTCGACATGGTGGATCTCCTCAGTACGGTACAACGATGACAGTGAAACGTGATATCGTGGACGGGGCTCCTCATCAACAAGGGGCAAATAACACAGCGTATATTAACTATGGACAAATGCTAGTTCGTATTCCGAACTTCAATAATGGCGGGGCGGTTCCGAATGGGTATGTTGTAGCGTGCCGTTTCTTCTATCTAAAAGATACGGTCGCCTTAGCACAAGATCATCAAGCACAAGCACAAACCCAAGCGATTGAGAAAACGGATGATGGTTCATATGAATACAGCGTCCACGATAAAAGCTTAACAAACTCTACGCTTGGAGCGGTCCAGGCAAAGGGACAGTTGCTGCTTCAAAAATATCGTTTTCCTCAGATTAGTGGTACGTTTATTAGTTATTTTAACTCTACCAATTCTATTGGATTTCGTGCTGGACAATATTTTACACTGCTTACAACGAAACGTTTCGGGGGAATTAACGAGATTATGTTTGTTCAGCGAGTAAACAAGTCGATTGTAAAGAACGACTCCGGGGGATTAATCACGTTATGCGAAGTTGAGTTTGCGGATAGCCAATATCTTGTATAACCAGATAAGGAGGCTATGTTGTGAAGTTAGATACATTTGTTCAATTAATTAAAGACCTTCGCAGGAACCAAGAATTGGACGATACAGATCCAAACAACACGATCCTGCAAGTGTTTTCTACGCCTTATGATCAAGTAAGCGTAAGTGAATCGATTAAATTCACGAATAAGAGTCCTGGTAGTTTCGTTTGGGGAAACGGTTCTACATATACATCTTATGATAGCAACAACAACCCGTATCAAGCACCGAGTTGTGGCTGGTATTGGGGTTCTGGAGGTAGGTATCAATGAGTGATTCTATGATGGCGATCGGATATGTCGTTGTTGAAAAACGAGACAAACAAACAGGCGAAGTGACGTATCATGAAACATTTAAAAATCAGATCACAAACTATGCACTAACGCAAGTCGCGGCAATGTGGGCAGGGCAAAAAGTGAATACTCCAACGATGATCTCTTTAGGGACAGGATCTCCTCCTAACGGGCAGATTGGTACAACTCCTAATGATACAGGTCTTTGGAATGAATTTTCCGGCTCACGCCAACAAGTGGACTATGCGACGGTTTGGCTGAGCTATTACACGCAATTTTCTGCGACATATCAAGCAAACCAAATTTTAGGAACGTATGACGCCACGAATAATCCTACTTCTCAAATCTCCTTAACTGAGGCGGGTCTTTGGGATGGGTACGGTAATTTGTGGTCTCATGTTCAATTAAGTGGTGTAACACATGATTCGAATTCTATTCTATCTATTCAGTGGCAAGTGTTACAACAAGGAAATTAATAAGGAGGTTTTATTGTGCTTTATACCGTGAACTCGGGTTCTGTGCCGATGGCTTCAGATGTGAATCAACTTGTGGACATCTTCGGAGGCAAACACGATATTGGTGCCATCAACTTAATGCCTCAAATTTCCGCTCCTTCTAATACCTTGACTGCAACAACTTCGTCTGGTGGAGGAATGGGAACAGGTGTTTATCAATATTCGGTTACGTATTGTACGGGCTACAAACAGTCCAATGGCGTTTTACAAATTACTGGGGAAACGACTGGTTCACCCAGCTTCTCCGTTACAACTCCATCTGGCAACGGTACAGTTGGGTTAAATGCAATTCCCGTTTATGGTGGTAATGCCGTTGTTGCTCGTAGAATTTATCGTACAGCTGTTGGCGGGTCTACTCTTTACTTGGTAGCAACGATTTCAGATAACGTAACGCAAACGTACACGGACTCTGCATCGGATGCCTCGATCACTTCTGGTGCAGGTATTCCATCCGCGAATCAAACAGGTACGTATTTTATGCAAGATATGATCATTCGAAAAAGCGTTCCGCAGGTCCAACTGGACGCATCGCGTGGAACGTTTACGGGTCTTAGTTACAACGCGTCGTCTACATCCGATTTCGGTTTAAACATCAAAGTGGCGAACAATAACGTTCTGAAATTAAGTTCTACGGGAGCCACGACTACGTTCGGCGGGTCAACACTTGATGATTCCTTGGGAAATGCAACAATAAAAGGAACGTTGAAATCGGACAATACGTACTTAGTTTGGAACGACAACTACGTGAAGCGTACCTTTGTCCTTCAACATCTCTCAACGGCTCAGGTTGTAAGTACGTTAAACGCATGGGTAAAAGTCGGATTCCAAACGATTGACCGAGACTTACTTAGTGAATGCCCGGCTGGTTATTCTCAGTTTAAAGCGAAAAATGCGGGTACTTATTCGATCAGTTCCAGCTTGTTTGTTTCAACTCCAGCAGTAAACACGCTTGTTTATATTGGATTCTTTAAGAACGGTTCTTTGATTTGTCGTTCAAACGGTGTGGTAAGTTCCAGCACTCAAACATATAACTTGCCTGTTTTTGGTCATTGCGAATTAGAGTTAGCTGTTAACGACATTATCGAAGTGTATGTTTATACCTCCGCTTCTGTAACTTTAGCAGCCGATAACTTGGGATCTATTTTTACCGTTGGACGATTAACGTAAGGAGGACGTAGAAGTGAATATTGAAAAAGTAGTTTTATCAAAATATCCAAACGCAATTCCAAACGTTGACTTCCTTGTTGTTGACCGATTAGACGGAAATGGTGCCCAAATCGTGAATTGGATATTGAAAGATAGTACAGGGGCAGACGTACCTCAACCTTCTGTGAGTGAACTTTCCAGTTTGTGGCTTCCGATTTTTCAGCAAGAGAAAATTGACGAGCTTAACAATAAATGTAATGAAACAATTCTATCTGGGTTTTCTAGCAACTGCCTGGGAACGGATCATACCTATCAATTTGATTATGACGCACAGGCGAATCTTACGGGACAACTTGCGTTAATGAATGCGGATTCGACGATTTCTTCCGTGCTCTGGAAAACAACTGACGCCGGGGTTTTGTCACACAGTAAGGAACAATTTTTGCAGCTTGTTCATGACGCTTTTAATTTCAAAAACTCTCAAATCGGAAAGTATTGGAATCTAAAGTCTCAGGTTCTGTCTGCGACGACAGAAGATGTTGTTAAATCGATTGTTTGGTAATGTGGGCGTGCTGTATACACGTCCTTTTTAATTCTAAAAGGCAGGTGGGAATGGTGGAAGATAAAGAAAGACTTGCAAAAATTGAAACGTCTATTGAATCCATCGAAAAACTATTAAACAAATTAGAAGGAAAAATTGACGCATTCAACGACAGCATGGAAAAGAAATTCGTTTTACGATCAGAAGTGGATGCAACCGTTAAACACTTACATGAACGCATTTCTGACGCCGAAAAAGAGCTAGAGAATGTAAAAAAAGAGCTTCATATGGTAAATGAAAAGAACGGCAAATTACCGGCTTGGGCTGCTGCTCTTTTATCGTTTTTAGTTACATTGGTCGGTGCCTTGTTGGCTGGCCATGTGATGCACTAGGAGGAATTTGACTTGCAGTTTCAACGAGGAGATATATTGCTGAAGCATGGATTTGGTCCACTCTCTTTGGCTATCGAAACTGTAAGTCACTCTCTTTTCTCTCATGTCGCCATTATTGTAGATCCTGAAAAAGAACTTCTTATTGAAGCAGATGGATTTCGCGATGTTGGATTTAAGGATATGAAAGATTACATAGGAGAGTGTCTTATTGTTCGTGTCGCCGACCTTTCTAATTTTCAGTGCGAACAACTTATTGATTTCCTTCATACACAAATTGGAAAACCTTATGATTACGTTGCGATTTTAGAAGAGTTTGAACGCTATTTTCTTGGATTTGTTCCCACCGAACACGATGAGCGAAAATATATTTGCTCAACCCTTGTTTCTCGTGCTTTTCATCACATTGGAATTACGCTTACGGACGTTCCGTTGCCGAGTCCGAATGATATAGCTCAGTCAAAACGCATTACACCTATTGGATTTTATTGATTGGAGGGTTCTTTTTATGGAAAATGAGAAAAAGATAACAAAAGCACACGATCAGTTCGAAACGCTTCATGAAGTGATTCATTACGAAGACCATGATAAGAGAACGGAAAGTGCCGAATTTAGACGCGTCAAAAAAGAATTGCATGCAAACCATACGCCTTGTTGGATCAATAACGGACGTTGCGAAGGTGATTTGGAGGTACACCACAACATCATCGAATATTCCGCTTCTACGGAAGTCGATTGGGACAAAATTCATGCGGATTATCCTGAATTTGTTGATGTTGATTGCGGATTTCAAATGCGGGTTTTGTGCGAAAAACATCATCGGGGAATTGGAACGGGGATTCACAAAATTAGCTATCCAGCGTGGATTTTGCAAAAGTATTTAAAGCCAGAAGCTTTGGAAAAGTTTGAAAAGGCTGTAGATCAAATGATTTCACAAGGTCACGACGAACAGAATGTGAATCAAATGGCCAAACATGTTCTGTTAAATACGAAAGATTTAAAATAGGCGGTTCCTATGAAGATGATTATTTTTCTTGTAGGTGCTGCCTTTTTATTTGTCCTTTGTTATCTGTTTGGAATTGATAGAGTTGGAAGTTACATTCAAATTTTAAGTGCCGTTCCTTGGTTTTGGACGGTGTTTCGACTTGAACAACTTCATAAACAGCATAAAAAAGAAAGGGAGGATAAGCATGTACAATAAATACGATATTACGAAAAACTTGATTCCTGGACTTCCAACAAATGCATACCGCAACGGAGTCGGGGCATACGAAGGAGTCGTTGCACACTGCACAGATTCGGGAAATGGGTCTGGAAGCGACACGCCGACTGGCGAGAGGAATTATGAATCAACAACATTTAATAACGCCTTCGTTCACTTTTTTGTCGGTGTGGAAAAAGGCGTTCCTATTGTGGAACAGGTTGCACCTGTCGAGTATATGGCATGGGGAGCTGGTCCGAAAGCGAATCCACGTTTTGTTCACGTTGAATTATGTATGTACAACGATCCTGCAACGTTTAAACTAGCATATGACGCGTATGTTTGGATTCTTGCCCGCTTACTATTTGACCGCAAACTAGACGTTTCACCAGCGAAATCAGACGGCACCGGGACGCTTTGGGCCCATAAAGACGTGAGCTCTATTTTGGGCGGAAGCAATCATGAGGATCCGATTGACTATTTAAATACTCACGGAATCGCTTGGACGCAACACGTGTCAAACGTTAAAGCATGTTATGACGCAATGGCAAACGAATCAAGTAAGCCTGTTTATGCTGTTTATCAATATACGAATCACTTAAAAGATTTCGTTTCGTATAACGACGCGATGGCGTATGCGAAAATGTGGGACCATTCTCACGTGGAAGAAATTGCGACAAAGGCTTGGAAATGGGATAATTATCCGATTTATCGTTTGCGTAAAACGTGGGCAGATGCTTCTAGCCAACTTGGAGCGTATAAACAATTAGACAACGCTAAAGCAGACGCTGATAAAAATCCAGGTTATACCGTATTCGACGAATCAGGAAATGCCGTGTACACAAAACCTGTAGACGTACCGAAACCAACGCCTCAACCTGTTGCTCCCGCTCCTGTAACGCCAGCGACGCCAAAGCATGCGATCATAGGAACTTCTAAAGTAACACCAGATGTTCTAGCTGCGTTCGTGTCGACAAATAATACAAAATTCGACAAACTGATTTCTGAGTATTATAGTGCTATAGGAACGACATACGGCATCCAATCGGATGTTGCCTTTTGCCAAGCCATCGTTGAAACTCACTACTTCCTCTTTGATATGGGAACGGCTGTAAAACCCGAACAACATAATTACGCTGGACTCGGCGTTACGCAAAAGGGAGAGATGGGACTAAGTTTTGATACGATCGAGAACGGAGTTCGTGCACACCTACAACATTTGTACGCGTATGCAACGAATAGTGATCTACCAAATGGAGAAACACTGTTAGACCCACGTTTTAAATATGTGGAACGAGGCATTGCCCCGAGCTGGGAAGACTTGTCCACACGTTGGGCGACGGATGGAGCGTATGGAGATACGATATTGAAGGTTTATGACCAGTTGCTAACGTTTTCGCAAAATTATACACAGAATGTCGAAAAAACCGACGCACAAAAAGGGGTCATTTTTCCACTTTCAGACAATTCCGCGAGTAATACCCTTCCGGAAAATGGAATCGAAAAACTAGATTCGGCCCAAAAACAAGGAATTTTTAATTCAATTGTTACAAGTCTTAAAAAATTATTTGGAATCTAGTGGAGGTGATTGTGTTGTGTTCCAATTTTTGATAAACTACTGGTATATAGGAGCTCTTATTCTCCTTCTCTTACTTTACATTTTGGTCCGTAGATACGCAAAGGGAAAAGCGAGAGAGATCGCCATGCATTATCTGCAGCAAACAGAGAAAGTCGTTTTCACTACGTCTGATGCACGGATTGGCTTTGTGTTGGACTCCGCCTATAAAGCATTGCCGCCTCTTGTGCGTTCTCTCGTCCCATTTGCTGTATTTTCGGTCATTGTCGTCAATGTCTATGAAGAATCTAAACACCTCTTTGAGCATCTACATGATGAAAAAGTAGATAACAAATGAAAACGCCCCTCCATTTTAGGAGGGGCTCTTTTTTTATTCTATTTTTAATCCACCAATTTCCACCAATGATTCGATAGGCCATAAAAATGTACCGTTTTTGTGTTTGACGTAAAAGTAATGGTAGGTGTTTCCTACATTGTCTTCTAAACTCATATCTTCAACAATGACACCACCACGATGATCGTATGGAAACTTTTTCTCTGTTAACACTTCATCTTTTACATAGACAGGGACACCGATAGAAGGGGATTTTTTACGGTCTTTGCAAATCCATTTGTATCCTTCTTTCATTCGAACACTCCAATCTGCTCGTCAAATGAAATTTCTGGATGGCGTTTTTGTCGGTTTCTGATTTGCGTCTTGGTTTGAAAAGGTGCGTCATGTAGATGTTTTTTACGATCTTGCATGTACTCTACGAGAATGTAATCACCAAGACGTTCTAGCGTTTTTTCTTCTGGTCTTACGCCTGTTGAACGTATGTAAGCGTCTGTAATTTCCTTCACTTGTTGGTTTCGTACGTCTACGTCTGGCTTTTCCGCTTGATGATGCAACGCACGCACCACTTCGATAATTTCTAAACGTGCTTCACCGATATCGCTTGTAAAAATATACATTATTCCTCCTCCCAAATGCTTTTTGCATACTCTGTAATTTTCTCTATGGCCCTTTTTTCATAGGTTTGTACAGTTTGCCACACCAAATTTAACGCTTCGGCCGTTTCTTCCATCGTTAAATCCTTATCGAAACGATAATGCAACACTTCTTTTTCGCGATCTGATAGATTTGCTTTTTTCATAGCATCCTCGAAGTCTATCAATAACAAACAAGTATCAATACAACCGTTTTCTACTTTCACGCGTAGATTGTTAATGTCTTCAAGCAGATAATACACGCCACGTTTGTTTCGTAAATTATACTTTTCTTCGAGATTCTTTTCTTTTTTGTGAATATCCCGTTTGACCATTCCCATGTTGTTCTTCCTCCCAAGTTGCAATATTAAACTTCTCTCGTGCATCAACTAAAATCTGGCCTGTTTCGATCGAAACGCGTAACATATCTGGCGAATTGATCGCGTTTGCTTCCCCTTCTCGGTGTTTGCTTTTAATCTGCTTTACGCTCATTCTTCCACTCCTAATCTTTCTAGTGAACGCCTGATGAATTCGTGTAATTCCTGACTTTCTGTAAATCTATCAATTTGTTCCAGGTAGTTTCTCATTGATTCTGCATCCATACGAATCACTGCTGGAATGATTTTATCGGTATCCATTTCAAATACGACTTCTTCGAGTACCTCAACGGTTTGCAACGCAAGATACACCCATTCTCTTCTTGTCGTGTCTTTTCCAAGCAGCCTGAATACCCCACTTTCGTCAAAGCATGTCTCTAGCCAATTAATCCTCATCCATATCACCCAAGACGCTTTCTAAAAAATCTCGTGCACCGTCTTTGCTTTCTTTTGTTTTCGTAAACACGTTGCGTCGTGCTTTCAAAATTTCTTTTTGAGGCGTCGCATACACGGCATCTTCCAAATCCTCCACATCATCGAAGTTTATCCAGTACGCAGCGACCAATGTTTTTGGATTCTCTTTCACTTCTGGCATGACTTTATGAAGGAAAGAAATGCGTTCTTCGATGGATCCTGTTTCTCGCAATTTCTCAAATTTTTCTAGTTGTTCTTCTAGCTCACTAATTAGTTGGACCAAGTATTCTCCGTAATCTGTCATCTATTTTTCCTCCACTGATCTGAATTTGATGGCGAGGACTATTGACTTCCTCGATTGAATATCCGTTAGTTTCTTCGGTCTTGTCCCACAAATAAAAAAAGGCGTGAGATTTCTCTCACACCGTTTCAAAAAATGCATTTGTCCATGGTTCAACTTTTACAATTTCCTCGCGAATCTTCTCGGCCAGCTCCGCGATTTCGCCTTGGGCCCCACGTCCTGGTTTGCGTTTGCTGTAAAAATTCAAGAGTGAACGAAGGTTACCAGTCATGACGATGTTGCACGTTGCAGCGTTCGGCAATACGGCTCTAGCGTCTTCAGCTGGAATGCCCATTTTTCGCAGTTCATCGTACCAACACTGCGTCCATTGCATTATATCTTCGAAGAATTTTGTTCCTTCTTCGTGTTCGGTTATGCTTCTTGGAATGACGTAATCAAATCCGCCTGATTTATCGTCGCTTCCGAAGCGTACGTATCGTTGTGATTCGACGCTGAAACTAAAGTGTCGATGGCGTGTTAATTGTGCAAGCAACGCACGCGAAACGCCTTCTATTGCGAAGGTGAAATTCAAATGTTCAACTGTGCTTGTGTGTTTCGATTTGAAAACATGGCGGAATAGTCGGTCCGCTTCGCTTCCTCCTTCGCCGTCGGTTGCTTCGCTTCCGAAGTATTTCTCACCCTCTACGTTTAAAATCTCTGTTGGTTTGAGCGGAGAATAGCAATTTCTGATCGCGGTTAAGGCGATCGCTTGTCCATCTGTTGGCTTATCGTTCAGATACATAACTGCAATTTCGTGTTTTAACGAAAAGTAAAACTCATCGTTTAACTTTGTATAGGCAAGCAATGCAACGTTCATTATTTACCCTCCATTGTTGTAAATGTTACAATTAATGCTTCTCTCTCGACTCCGTTAAGTGTATAAGTACCTGGATTCGCAATCACTTCGACCTTTTCCCCTAGTTCATTGGCAATCTTTTGTCCTGCTGCTTTAACGCGGTCAACCGATAAAACACTCAGGGCTACAATTTCGGCCTTTCCTGATTCTTGCAAACGCTCAACTGCCTCTCTTACTAGTCTTTTTCCTGTGTTTTTCCCACCACAAAGTATCATCTTTAGCCCTCCATAAGTTTTAGTAGTCGCAAGCTGTTGAACATGTATTGTAAGTCCTCTTGATAACCCGAAAAGTGGTTCTCAAATTCGGTAATCTTGTAATCCTCGTCTGTTTTCACCCTATGAAACAATGAAAATAATTTATCGTTTGTAAAGATTTGAAAATCAAATCCTGATTCTATCTTTGTTTCATTTACAATGATATGTTTATATTGCTTTCCGTCCATATCGCACCTCGCAAAATTCTTGTCCATTGCCATCAACACGCAATGAGTAAACCATTCTTTCTCTCGTTCTGTTTCTGGTTCGTCCAACACAATTAAACGATTGGGTCTGAACATACCCCAACGTATTCCAAGGACATTCTCCCCGTACTGGACAAAGTGAAAGCGTGTTAATGTTTTGTTTCTTCCTATTCTCTCGCCGAGTTCGAAACCTCCGAATCCTCGTCCGATGATTAAATAGAACTCTCTTGTAAGGTTAATTTCCTGTTGAACCGAAGCCATTGACGCCACGCTCCGTTTCGTCGAGCTCGTCCACTTCTTCGGTTGCGTTTATTGGGTACGGAAGAACTAACATTTGTGCGACGCGATCGCCCCGCTTTACTTCAAACGGCCTATGCCCTGCGTTATGCAACAGAATCTTCACTTCTCCGCGAAAGTCTGAATCGATAACAGCTACGGCGTTTGATAATGTAATGCCATGTTTTGCGGCGTTGCCTGAACGTGGAAACAACAAGGCAGCGTGCAAAAACGGAAGTTGCATGGCAAGACCTGTCTCCACAACACCATGTTCACCTGCTTGAATCGTGATTTCATTTACAGCATGTAAATCCATTCCGGCAGCACCTGTTGTTTGGTAGCTCGGAATCACCGCGTCTGGATGAAGTTTTTTAAATTTGATAAACATAAATACGCCTCCTCAGTCTAACTATCCGCAAGATGAAGTGAATTTGTCCCATGAAAAAACCACCTTTCGGTGGTTTATTTTCCTGACATTTGGTCTGTTGAAATACCTAGCTGTGTTCCGACGTCCATAAGACCTGCTACGCCCGTCATTAAGTACGTGCTTGCTTGACTTCCTTTGTCTTTAAAATCACTAAGTTCGCTTGGTTTGAAGTCATCAAAATATTTCATCAAGCTATCAAGTGCTTCTGCTTTTATCATATAACTAAGTCCAAGACTTTCTTCTGCGTCATCAAGTGCTTTTTGTTGATCTTTGGTAAGACCACTTGGATCTTTTAAACTTCCATAAGCAAACTGTAAATCTTTTGCCGCACTTTTTGCTTGTTTTGCATAATCATACGCACCGTTCGCATCATTGTTCTTCATGGCTTCTATCATTTTATCGTAGTCATTGGTGTAGGTTTTGTCCATTCCTTCGATCTTCTGATAAAACGCGATATAATCTTGCTTTGTTTGTTCTTTGGCTTTTGCAGCAGCTTCGTCGTCGGCTTTTTTCTTTGCGGCCGCTTCTTCATCCGCTTTCTTTTTCGTAGCTTCAGCGTCTGCTTTCTCCTTGGCGTCTGCCTCCGCTTTCGCTTTCGCCTCTGCTTCTTGTTTTGCTTTTTCTTGTGGATCTACGGGTTTTTCAGCGGGTTTTTCGGCAACAACTGGTTTTGATGGTGTTGCAGCGACCTCTGGATCTTTTTTATTGTTTGGAGCCGTGATGCAACATAAGATAAAGAACACCCAAATCAAAACTCCGTAGTGCTTTCGTTTGAAAACAGGAAATAGACTTGGTTTTGCCGTTAATACAATACTCGCAACAAATAAAATGAAACAAATAGCAAATATAACTCCCATGGTATAACCTCCTTTTATACTTGGTGTACCACATTTACAGAATTATGCAACATTTCAGATATTTGTATTTTCGACGTTAACGCGTTAATTCCTTGACGTATTCCAGTTTTAACGCGTTGTGGCTTTAATTGATTAAAGTGGTGGATACGAGGGGATAACTCAAATAAAGTAAATTCATCCAAAATGAGTTATCCCTTCACGCTGGTACTTTAACGCGGTGAAATGGTATAACTGTATAAAGTTAATGCGTTGATGCTTTACTTTGATAAAGAAAATCTGAAAATTTTACGGTGCAAGAAACGGGCGTTGTAGGAACTTTTTGAATTTGGTAATATTATTTAGTATAGGAAATTGATAACCGTCCTAGAACTCGTACAAATATCTACGACCATTTACTGGAGGATTTTACCGTTTTATGTACAATAGGATTTATATAGGAGGGATTTTCATGGGAATGAAATTTGGATATGCTCGGACAAGCACCGACGATCAGGTTATGGACTTACAGATTGACGCATTGAAAGCAGTGGGGGTTGATGAGCGGTTTATTTATTCCGAACACATTAGCGGTATGAAAGATGACCGACCTGAATGGTTGAAGTTAAAAGAGATGCTTCGCCCCGGTGATACGCTTTATATTTGGAAACTTGACCGTTTAGGGCGTTCGTCTAAGATGTTGATTGAAACTGCCCAGTATCTTAAGGACCACGACATTCAACTCATTTCGATTACCGACAATATCGATACGTCGACGCCAATGGGGCAATTCTTCTACGGCATGATGGCGTTATTGGCCGAAGTGGAACGAAACATCACATCAGAACGCACGAAAGCAGGACTTGCGGCTGCTCGTGCTCGCGGTCGTTACGGCGGTCGTCCGAAACTTGATGAGACCGTACTTGAAATGGCGTATATGATGTATGAATCGCGTAAATACCCCGTTAAGCAGATTCTGGAGAAATTTAACATTAGTAAAACGGCCCTGTATAATTATATTGATGTGGTGAAGAAAAAAGAGGCCGAGGCTGCTGTAAAGGGGATAGCCAAGTAAAACAAAAAAAAGACCAACCGGATTTTTTGTCCGCTTGGCTTTTTTATTTGGGGGCGGGGCAAAACGCCCAGACTCCCACAATTACTATTATATATTATTATTTGTCAATAATCAATAACAGTTATTGTTTTCCGCGTGGAACTTTTATGATGTTATGTGCAACAGGATTTAAAGCGTCGATTAAAATTTCAGCGGCGATTTCTGGTTTTGCTTTATCACCACATGTAAATACATCGACCATCGCCGTACCCATTTCTGGGTACGTATGGATGGAGAGGTGCGATTCAGCTAATATTGAGATCACCGTTGCACCTCCATATGGATTTCCTTCGATGGCTGGGAATTTTTTCGCTACGGTTTCAAGAGGTGTCATTTTTGAAAAATAAATCGCTTCTCCGAATAACGCAGCTAGGTATTCATGGTCTGCTAATAACACAGGATCTACTCCGAACATATCTACGAGCAAATGTGTTCCTAGTGAATTCATTCGTCCCTATCTCCAACTTCTATTTCGAGCAAACTGTTCACGATCGCAGACAAGAATAAAATGATTCCCGTAAACACAATACCATCCCAGTATGTAATCGGCATATCGAAAATACCTCTGGCAATGGCCGTAGAAATAAGTCCGAGTACGGCATATAAAACAAAGTAAACAATGATTCCAATAAAATTCATAGTTTCTCTCCTTATAGAAGTTTGGTTGAGAACAACTCCGCGACCTTCGAACGAACCGATTCTTTCAACTCTACCATTCCGAATAAATCATGACCTTTCAGTCCTTCGATCATGGCAACGAGTCCATTATCGGCTTTGTATTTCTTGTTGAAAATCTGTTCATAGTCTCCGCAGAAGATAATGCACGAGCCTTTTGAAACACGACTTCCTAGTAATCGGATTTGTTCTTTTGTAAGCAGCTGGCATTCATCGACGATAATGATAGAGTCTTGGATGTCGCGGCCTAGCATATGAGCAACGATATCAAATTCGATTTGTCCGCGTTGCTGTAGATAAAACAATTCCTGATCTCCGCCTTCTAAGTTATCGACGATACTTCCCATCCAATTTCGAATCTTCTCATTCTTATCTCCTTTCAGGAAGCCAATTTCTTCACCGGCAGGAGCGGGCTGTTTGACGATAAACAAGCGTTGATACTCTCCGCTTTTAATTTTATTGAGCCCATACTGCATTGCTGCTTTCGTTTTTCCGCTTCCTGCGATTCCGGCCGCTACTTTAATCGGAATTTTATCGTTACTGAGTAGGTCAAAGAGCATTTTTTGCTCGAGATTTTTCGGTGCGAATCCTTTGATTTTATCGTACTTCAATGGTAGTAGCGTTTCTCCATTGAATCGATAAGCTTCTCCCTCGCATAGTACGTACTCGTTCACACCTGGAACTAATTTCCCCTCGTAGATACTTGCTAGTTCTGATTGTGTGACTTCTCGATACCCTTTGTACATAGTCGTTTCTCCTTTGGAATTACGAAATTTTTGTAATGTGTACGGCCGATAGTTGGTTGCGATTTAATAGAAGAAGAGCTTCTTCGAGTTGCATCTCCAAGATGTGACCGGTGTATCCGCGAACCCACTGGATAATATGGCCCGCCTGCTGCTCTGTAACGTTCGCGAGTGTGATTGGTTCCGCTCCTACTAATTCAATTTTTACATTTACCAGTAAGGTGGTTTCCTTCGTTTGTTCTAATTTTAGTTTTTTGTCTTGAAATACTTTATCGATTCTCTCTGCTAAAGTGGTCTCTTTTTCGCTCATCTTGCCCTCCATGTTATAGATCGTCCCAATCGACGTTCGCTGATTTTGAGTAATTCAACACTTTCTGCTCGAAGAAATCCGTTTTCTGTGCGTTGAAACTCGAGAATTGGTCGACCCATTTCACGGGATTTTCAACGACTTCTGGATACAGTGGTTCGATTCCGATGTTTTTGAGACGTTGGTTGCTTAGCCATTTGATGTATTGGTCGATATTTGTATCACTGAGGCCCGCGATTTTCCCGCCTGTTACGTACTGCCCCCATCGAATCTCCATTTCAACTGCTTGCCGCATCATCTCACGCAATTCTTCAACGAGTTCAGGCGTGAACAAATGCGGATTCTCACGTTGCAATTCGCGGAAAATGTTTTGGAACAGTGCCAAATGCGTCAACTCGTCGCGTTGAATGTAACGAATCTCGGACGCAACACCAAGCAAAACGCCTTTTCGTGCGTAACTGTAGATCGTTGCGAATCCGGAATAGAAGTAGATTCCTTCGAGAATGTAATTCGCCATGCATACTTTTACGAGCTCTTGGATGTCTTGTTTTTCAATGAACGACTCGTAAATATCGGTGATGAATTTGTTTCTCTCGAGTAGCCGAGTGTCTTCTCTCCAAAGCTGGTAAATCTTCTGACGCAACTCTGCACTTACCACGCTATCAAGAATATAGCCGTAACTTTGTGAGTGGACAGCTTCTTGGAACGCTTGGACCGTTAAGCATAAACTCACCTCAGGGGCCGTGATGTGTTCGTTGATGTTCGGCAGGTTATGCGTTTGAATGCTGTCTAAGAAAATCAAAAACGAAATCACCCGATTAAACGTATCTTTTTCTTCGTCGCTTAGCGTCTCGTATTGCTGGTTGTCTTTACCAAGAGGGATTTCCTCAGGGATCCAAAAGTTGTTCATCATGGTGCGATACATTTTGTATGCCCAGTCATATTTAATGTTGTTTAGTTCGATAAGATTGGTCGAGTTTCCGCCTACAATTTTGCGTTTTCCCCAATCCGCTTCCCCTTCTGGGTTGAAAAGTTTATTCTTTTTAAGTTCCATCTTTCATCCTCCTCAATGAAGTATCCGTAAGCTTCCCTGGGCTTGTCCCATTTTGGTAAAATTTCTTGTAAAGGAGTGGTCATTATGATAGAAAAGAAGAGAATCGAGGTGGTGTTATGAAGAAGAAAAAAGCAGATTTTACCTTCTTAAATCAATATGGAACAGTCGTCCCGGTGTTTCTTGGAAACGGATATAATTTGCGTTTTATTGAATATACAGGGCTTAACTATCTGACCCACGGAAATATATGGTGCACGACAGGTCTCTTCGGAAGGGAAAATGAAGAAAAGAAAATACGGCTTTCTCAAATCTATGATGCAGAATGGAACGGAGAGCCCCTTCGCAAATATATGAAAAAACCGTATTTAGAATCGTTGTTTGGTATTAAACTTACATTAGAGGAGCAAGTAGATCTAAAACTTTTATGCGGTTTTTATATCAATGTTACATCAAACAGTTATCATGGAATTTTTGATACCTTGGAATTTATCAAACGCCATGAAGAGGAAATTGAGAAGAAACACCCGGAAGAGTGGAAAAAATTTCGTCTTCTGTATATGTTTTTATAAGGGGGTTCTAAATGAACCCCTCTTCGTCGTCTTCAAATTTTATCTCTTCCAAACTATCGAATAAGTCATTTTGAAGTTCGAGAATAAATAGATTCTTTTCCAAATCTTTTATTCCGCCCTCTAATGTTCGCTGCAGATCTAGCAACATTTGCAAGTTTCGCATCGCAATGTCGATGCATTCGCTGTTTATTTCTTTCGCGTCGTAAAACTCTTTTAATCTCGCCAGCATTTCGTCTCTCATTGGTTCCTCCTAAAAATAAAACGCCCCGAAGGGCGTTTCTTTATGAACTGCAGCTTACACAATCTTCAACTTCTAAACTTTGCGAACGAACATAATAGAGCGTCTTCATTCCGACTTTCCATGCCGTTAAGTACAGATTCAACATTTCTTTCGCACTGATCGTCGGGCGAATATAGAGGTTAAACGACTGGCCTTGGTCGATGTGCCGCTGACGAATTCCTGCTGCACGAATACTCCATACTTGGTCGATGTTGTGGGCCTCTTTATAGAACCAGAACGTTTTCAGATTCAAGTTCGGAGCCGTTTGTGGAATGAGACCATTTTTCTTTTCTTCCATCCAAAACTTCGAGAACACAGGGTCAATTCCAGCTGTCGAACCACTGATTAGCGAGGTGCTGCCTGTTGGAGCGATGGCGAACATATACGAATTGCGGACGCCGTGTTTTTGTACTTCTTCGCGAAGTTTTTTCCAACGCAGCGAACTGTATTTTCGGCGGATGAAGTATTCTCCGCGTTGCCACTCGCTTCCCTCAAAGAGTTCGTAAGAACCTTTTTCTTTGGCGTTTTCCATAGACGCTTTGATTGCGTAGTAGTTAATGTTTTCAAACAATTCATCCGCGTATTCAAGATGTTGTTCCGATTCCCAAGAAATGCCCTTTTGAGCAAGGTCCTGGTGATACCCGGAGACGCCCAGACCAATGGCACGGTATTTTTGATTCGTGATTTCGGACTGTTTGACGGGATAGAAGTTTAAGTCAATGACATTATCCATCGAACGCATAAGCGTTGTGGTCGTATTTTCCAAATCTTCGTCTGATTCGACGCGACCCAGGTTGATTGACGCGAGATTACATGTGATATAGTCGCCATTTTCGACTTGTCGGATAATCTGGTTTCCTTCGATTCTCTCTTCTACGAGTCGACTTGGGGAACCATTTTGCAATATTTCGGTACACAGATTAGACGAGTAGATCATCCCTGCGTGTTTGTTTGGATTCATACGATTTACCGTGTCTTTGAACATGATAAACGGTGTACCTGTTTCAAACGCGGACTGCATGATTCGTTTCATGATGTCGATAGCTGGAATTTCCACACGTGGAAGCATTGGATGGTCGACACATTTCTTGTAGAAATCTTCGAATTCTTCTCCGTACGTATCCTCTAACCTTGCACTAAAATACGTTTCGACTTCATGCGGACAGAACAAATAGTAGTTTTCACGATTTTCAACGGCTCGCATGAAATTATCAGGTAGATTTACGGCAGGGAAAATATCATGTGCTTTCATTCGGTCGTCGCCTGCATTGGTCTTCAACTGAAGAAAATCAAGTACGTCTTTGTGCCAGACATCCAAGTAAATGGCAACACTACCCTGTCGAACGCCTAGTTGATTACATGCTAATGCGGTGTTGTTGAAATTTTTAATCCACGGAACAATTCCACCGCTTGCTCCCGCTACGCCGCGAATAGGAGAATTTTTCGCTCGTACTTTCGTGATTGCAATTCCCATTCCACCACCGAATTTTGAAACGTGAGCAAACGCATCATTCGTGTTGTAAATGCTCCACAGGTTATCGTCGACGGTATCGATAAAGCAACTTGAGAGCTGGTGAAACACTTTACCGGCGTTTGCAAGTGTCGGCGTGGCAACGGTTGCTTTTAGCTGAGAGAGCACGTCGTAGAAACGTTTTGCCCAGTGAATCCGATGTTTCTCTTTCATCGCAAGGTGCATGGCGACGATCATAAATCGTTCTTGCGGCAATTCCATAATTTCGGCTTTGTTGCTTTTTGCAGTGTAGCGGTCCATGAGTTGCTTAACGCCTACATAGTTAAACAAGAAGTCTCGTTCTGGTTTGATATATTCTCCGAGTTCTTCGACTTCTTCTTTGGAGTAATGCTGCAGAAGATAATCTCCGTAAACATCTTGTTTCGTTAGACAATGAACAAGTTTGAAAAAATCACTGTAGCCGAACTTTTTATATTTCCGGGAAAGACCCGCTTCTTTGTATGCATCATAAAGATAAAGACGAGCAGCGACAAATTGCCAATTCGGCTGCTCAATCGATGTTTTTTCAATCGCCGTTTTTACAAGTGCTTCTTGAATTTCCCGTGTGGTGATTCCGTTTCGGAATTCTCCAATAAGGGCGTGTTCGAGTTCGAGTGGATCGCAATTTTCGAGACCCTCGCAGGCATAATCGATGACCTTTTTAAGTTTCGAGTAGTTTAATTCCTCTTCTTTTCCGTTTCGTTTAACAATAATCATAGTTTCCTCCTAGTTAACAACAAATAGTAAGCGTAATTTTGGGTGTTCTTTTAATTTCTGCATTAGTTCGTTCAATGGTTCGTCTTCGTGTTTACGCCAACCCCAACCTTTTTCACCCCTAAAAAAACTAAAATTACATCTATCGTTTCCGACTCGTACAGTAGCAAATAGAATGTTACTTGTTAATTCATAGCCCTCAACGTCGTAATCTTCTTGTTCCAATGCCTGCTTTACTATAGTCGCTGCATCTACCATTTTTTGTCCCCCTATTTTCATATGAATCGTTAATCCAACAAATTGTTAATTTTGTCTTTTCCAAAAATTTGATAACGGCTCGTTTCTACACCGTTTTCCCAAACATAAATCTTTGCATGTTCCCAATCACGCCAAACAGAATAATCGTAGGCTACATCAATTGCCTTTTGTTTGTCTGTTCCGACATATTCAATCTTTCGTGCTTCACCAAACATCTCCCAATATTCCACAACATATGTTTTCATTCCATTCTCCTATTCTTGCTATGTTTCATATTTCAAGTAGATTTACTTCGTAAACAACATAGCTAATCCGGCTCCTATTAATAGAAAGACCATAAGAAGTGCTATTCCTGTTACAGGTATAACCATCAGGCTTATTGCTTCTCTCGAACGTTCTGACCATTTGGTTTTTGCATTCAATTGCCAATCTACCAATTTTTCAATAATAATTACGTGTAGAATAAGCCATCCATAAGCAGCGAAAAGAATGTATAGGATTACTAGAAATGCCATTCTAGCAACCCCTCGTCTTCTCGATTTTTTAACATTTCACGGATATATTCAATACTGTTAATTTCGTGATGAAGGTGCTTGATTGTATCGATTGACTCTTCCACGTAGTAGTCTTTATCAATTTCCCTTGTTTCTAAGTTATTTTTTAGAAAGGTTAATCGTTTAAAAGCGTGGTCTTTGTGTTTTCTTTCCCTTTCGGCTAGAAATTCTTCTAGTGCGTGTTCAAACATCTCACTCATTTTGCATTACCCTCTCAATTTGTTCTATTGCCTCTTTTACATAGGTTGTAAAAGAACTCGTCATACTAGGTTTCTCCGGCCTCTTCTTACAGTAGGAGCATGTCAAGTCATCACATTCTCCTTCTAACCACGTATCACAAACAACGCACATATACGCATCGCATCCCTCATGATAGACCTGCCAAGGTGTTTCGCAGCAAGACTTCATGCGAACATATACCCCACAATCCGAACGTCTGGATTGTTGCGAAGCCGAAGCTGTTCATCGTACGCCGTTCCGTAATACACAACTTTTTCGTCGATTTGCTCCGTGTTGATAATCAGCTCAACAGCTCCCGTCGGAAGTTGAACTGCGATTACCATTTTGGTAATTTTCTTTCCGTTCTTTTCACGTATTGATTTACTTTCTTCAAACGCTTGAATGAATGCCTCTTTATTTGTCATTTTCATTTCCTCCCCGTTTATATCGCAAAATTCAAATAACAATCAGCTGGTAGGCTGTTGGTTTTTCGTTTATTTTTTCGTGGCGTTAGCCGAATGGTAAACCCTTTAGCACCTGCTTGTACATCTTCAACAGGAATGTAATACACCTCGTCATTAAAAGGTGCATACACTGCGAAGAAGTCGATTTGACCAGGCGTGTAGGGCTCCTCGAACGTGACTCTGAGGTTTCCATCTCGACGATCAATGCGTGCGGTTTTGATTTGAATTCTCGTAAACTCTCGTTCTCCCACTTCTACCAAACGGTCATAACGTGTTGGAATCATCGGCTCCAACACGTTATACCCCTGTTTTAGTAGATCCAACACAATCGTCGTTTCGGAGATGCCTCCGACTTGGTTTGAATGCATTTTATCTCCTCCTCAGTTGAATATCCGTAAGATTTTTTAGTCTTGTCCCTTGACAACGAGCGATTGACGAATTTTTTCTACTTCTTCTTCGTAGTTTTGATCCGCTGGATAAATCACAACTTCCGCCCGCTGCTCTTCCAGCTTGTCCACGACAAGATAGGCGTGGATGATTTTCACTTGCTTGTCGTCTTTCCACGATGTGCCGTTTAACGCATCACTTATCGACTTGATGTAGTTATCCACGTCGCCATGGTTTCGTTTGTTGAAATATAAAAAGACGTCTAAAGTAAGATGACCTTCCAACTTTTCAGCATTTGGAAAGGCGTCTTCATAGGCGTCTTTTACGTCTCGTTCATAATCTAACGTAGTTTGTGGGGTAATGACTTTTCCCCGAACGAATCGTGGTCGTTCCTTCGGGTGTGGCCTTCCTGGAACGATAAAGTGTCGTAGTTCACTCATGCTTTCACTCCTCAAATAATGTATCTAACCTGTTAATAACCCATCGCTTATGAGCAAACGAACGGATGTCTTCTTGTTCGGACTCTGGTATTTCCTCATCTCTAGCAGATAAAACTTCTTTTGTGTCAGGATTGTATTTCCAATTAAAGGACCCGATCAGGTCGCCCATTTTATCCAAGTATTCAGTTCTTCCTAAAATATATGGATCGCTGTAAAGACAATATTGATGAATCACGTATCGGGAATATTTTATAAAATGCATGTTTTCCTCCAAAAGAAAAAGCAGCTACTTTTTGCTGCTCTTTTTTTCTTCAAAACTGTATCCGCCGTCTTTATGGCACTGATTTTTAAATGGGCAGAATCCACATTTTGAAAGGTCTGGCTCTGGAAGTTTTTCTTCTTTAATCGCTTCTACAACAGAAGCAAGTCTCAGCAACAGCTCTTTCGCCTCTTCTTTGGAGACGGAAACGAAGTAATGAGCGATGTCTTCTTTATCAGGGTTAATGTCGCTCCATTCAGGCTTACTTAGTGATTCATATTCAAAAATCCAATCCGTAATACCCCAAATTAAGGCATAGGCGACAGCTTGCTTTTTATGCGTATCCTGAGGCGAACCTTCTTTTAAAATCTTGTTAAGGTTCTTTCGTTTGTCTTTCGTTTTCTTTTCGAATCCGATTATGCGACTTACGTCTCCGTTCTCGTCCAATAGACCTAATTTTCCATCCGAACGACCACGAAGTTTTACCGTGTGACCGTTGACCGTGTAGGATTTCTCTCCGTCGAATTCAGCGTCTAAGAATTTAAAATGCACCGAATGACCCGCTTTTTTTAGCTTTTCTTCCATTTTAAAATAGTCGTCTTGGGTGATGTCGTGGCATCCTGTTCCGTTTCGACTCATTCGCTCACGCCATGGAATCAATGGAATCGTATCTTTTTCGGCGTTTGTGTTTTCGTAGTAGAGCTCTCGCATACATTTATCAACGCCAGACGGGGAAAAGTAAATTTCGCTTCGCAAACGTTGTTCGCGTGGGATAGAGTAGAAGGTGTTAATTTGCTCGTGAAATAAATCCGCCAGGTACTGTTCATCGTGCATTTCTTTTTTCGGTGCATCAAAATCTGGATAGTGTTTCTCTTCTTCTGCGTCAAAATAAAATTTGTTCACTGTATTCCCCCACTTTCAAATGCACCTGTTAGAAAGAGAAGTCTTGTTTGGGGACATTCTTCTTTTACAAAGTGCCAAATTTGTTTTAAACATTCTGCGTAGTCAATATTATTTCTGTCTAAAAAACCCATGAATGAGTTAGGGTGGAAAGGCACTTCAATTATATATTGTTTGTCGTATTTATTACGGGTGATTCCTATTTGATACATGTCATTTATGATCACAATTATTCTGAATTCGTTGTTGTCTTCGTAGATATTCAAAAATTTAACTTCAACCATTGAACCACTCCTCGAAGTCGACTTTCTCCGCCCAACGATGCGGATTAATTTCGACGTCTGATTTAATTGGAACATTTAACTTCACAGCATTTTGCATGGTATCGCGGATCCGAAGCACTTCTTCACGTGTGATTCCCTTCGGGCAATCGAACAACAACTCATCATGAATCTGAAGGCTAATAAAGGAATCTAACTCAGGCAGCACCTGCTGCAAATCGACAATGGCCTTCTTTAAAAGCGTTCCGGCACTGGACTGAATCGAAAAGTTACCCGCCATTCTATCGCCACTTAACGCGTCGTATCGGTCACCTGATTTGTACTCGTTATGCAACCGTCTTTTACGTCCGAACAAATCGGTCACATAGTGATCCATGCGTGCTTTTTTCACTTGCTCGTCCATGAATTTCTTGATACCAGGGTAAGCACGGAAATAACCGTCGATGATTTCTTTTGCTTCTTTTTCGCTGATTTGCAACTGTTCAGCAAGTCCCTTCGGACTCATTCCGTATACGATTCCAAAGTTAATTGTCTTAGACGCTTTCCGCCATTTTTGCTCTTGGGAGCCGTCTATGTCTTTCTTTTCTTCGATTTGTTTGTACGCTTCTTCGAATGGAAGATGGGAAAGATAGATTTGGGCAGCGGTTGTCGAGTGCAAATCTTTTCCCGTTACGAATGCATTAATCAAGATTGGGTCATTTGCATAATGGGCGAGCACTCTCAGTTCTATCTGCGAAAAGTCGATGGAAATGAAAATACGGTCACTCCCGCTCGGTAAAAACAAATGGCGAATCTCTGGACGCTTTGCAGGAATTTGTTGTGTGTTTGGACTGCTGCAGGTAAACCGCCCTGTCGCCGCTCCCCACGTGTTGTGCCACGGGTGAATGTGATTATCGGACTTTACTTCGCCTGGTAGTTTTTGCGTGAATGCTTGGCGAAGTTTTGAGAGCTCGCGAATCGAAAGAATCTTTTCGATAACTGGATGTTCTTTTTTAATCTTTTTGAGAACCTTTACGCCCGTCGACCCTTTATCAGGATTCGGTAGATTTAATTCGTTAAAAAGCTTTTTCGACAGCTGTGCTGGCGAATTGATGTTAATTTCTTCGCCGAGTAGCTCGTAGATTTGCTGTTCTAACTGTTTCTCTTCTGCTTCCAATTTGGTGTCTAGGTCAATCGCCGCTTGCGTATTAAATCGAATCCCGCGTAAGTCGGAGCGAATAAATTCACGGCATACAGGCATTTCAATGTCGTACACTAGTTTTCGGATATCCGTTAGATCGCTTCGCTTTTCATACCAATGGTTGATAAAGTTAAACAACTTCATCGTAAGGCTTGTATCTTTGCAGGCATACACACACGCCACATCAATCGGAACTTCGTGGAATTTAGCCACATCAAAGAGTTCGTCGAAATTGCTAGACGGAATATCCAGCCAAAGCGTCGCTAAATCTTTCAGACGGTGGGACGCGTTTTCATCAAGCGACATCGCTCCGATTCGTGTATCAAACAAAAGCTTGTCCACTAAATTGATTCCGTATTTGATAAAAAACCATTTACAGTCGAAAGGGGCGTTGTGCATGACGATCTGTTTTTCTTCCAATACATCTTTTAGTTCCGAGAAAACAAGGGTTGGCCAGGTTGAATCTGTTTGTTCTAGGTGCTGCAGCGGAATGTAGAAATGTTCGTCCTTGTCCGTCGAAATCGAAAATCCTGCCATTTCACCCCGGAAGGGATCCAACGCCGCCCCCTTTTCGCCAAATGTCTCGCAGTCGATGGCAAGCACTTTCGCACCCTGAAGCTTTGCTTTGCTAAAGTGGAGACTCTCTTGCGTAGAAACTAAGTAGTAATTAGCAGGTTTCTCTTTTACCATGCTTGCGAGTCTTTCTTTTCGCTGTATATCTTCATAGAGTTTATAAAGTTCGAAGACTTCTTTTTTTGATAATTTCTTTGAACTCTCGCGGGTAAGTGTTCCGCTTTGAAGCATTCGTTCTACGGAGTTCACGATAGTGAGTTCCTCTTCACGAAGTTTCAGCGAGCGGATACGGTCAAACGCTTCATCCAACGTTTCTTCTTTTTTGGTTTTTATTTGTTTTACGCGTTGCATGGCTTTTTTACTCTTTTGTTCTTCTTTTGCTAATGCTTTAAAAACAAACCCCAACTCTTCCACCACAAGTTCCCCCTATACGCAAAGAGAGGCTTTCGCCCCTCCGAATTAAAATAGATTATCGAACAATGAAGGTTCTCCGTTATCCTCTTCGATTGGTTTTACTTCGTCCTCATCACTGCCAATACCGAGCAGTTTTTCAAGGTATTCTTCTGTTGGCGGCTGCAATACGTTCATGTAAAACTCATCATCTACTTTTGCGTCAGGTACTTTAAACAGATCCTTTTCGTTTGCTTTCACACGTAACGGCATAAGTGTGTAGGTGGTGCTTTGGGCGTCTGAACCGCTACGAGAAAGGACGACTGGGGTTGTGGTGGATTCTTCTTCATACTGGTCGGTGAAACTGTAAATGCTAGAAATGTACTTTTTCTTCGCTTCAAAGACGCGAACTTCACCAGCGTCGACATCATAGAATGGAACGAGCCAAACTTTCGAACGATTCACGCCGTTTTTGCAGCTGAGGCACTCTTTGCCATTTCGCGGATCAGAGCAGACGTGCGAGTGAATCTTTCGCGAGAAATCTCCGTGTTGATAGAATGCAATAAAGCTGTTTGTAAGCAAATAGCCGCGAACGCTTTGACCGTCTTTGAGTCTGATGTAGTTTGTCTTCTGACGCTGCGGAGCGTTCTCTGTTGCCTTTCGTGCGTCTTCTCCCTTGCCGATGATAAAGTCGTTTAAATTTGCCATTGGTGGTTGTCCTCCCAGAAATAAAATAGGGACATCTCATCCCCTCGATTAAATATCCGTGAGGTTTAGTTGAGATGTCCCGCTTCGTGGGAAAATATTTAACTTTTTTGGTACTCAGTTGCGTAGTCGCGAAGTCTCCCTACGGATCTTTCTACGCTGCTTTTTGACTTGTTAACCATTTCACCGATTTCTCGGTAGGTGTATCCTTGCGTAAGGAGTACGGCAATTTTTGCATCAATAGGAGATTTTGATTCTATGTATGCAAAGAGGTCCGTTTTCGTCTCGTCCATTTGAACTTCATAGGACGCTGATTTATCTTCTTGCTCCTGGGCGGTATAGTAAGAAGCACCGCCGTGATCTTCACTATTTCTCTCTTGCAATTCTTCAAAACTTACAGTCTTTAGAACTTCTTTTTCCTTGTATCTTCCGTTTTCATCTTTTACAGAACGTAATGTTTGGGAACGTACAACATCAAACTGTATTTTAGCAAGACGTACTTTCAGCCAATACTTAAATGGTTTTCCGGCATTTACTTCAAAATTTTGAACGGCTTTTGCAAATTGTGCTACGTAGTGTGTATGAAAGTCATCTTCATCTACAGTTGGATATTTAATGTGATCTTGCGATGCACGGATTTTCAGATAATTTTCATATCGTTTGAAAAGGTCACCTAGGGAAAATTCGTTTCCTTGCTGGTACTCTAAGGCTAACTGCTCGTCTGAAATTGTATGTTGGTTACTCATGTATCGAATCCCTCCGAACGCCATATTATAGAAGTTTCAACCCGAAATCTTTCCGATTCTCTATTAAACTCGTAATCTCAGTAACTGTTAAATCGTTTGCGTCTTTAATTGTACGAGGAATACTCGACCAATCCACCGTTGAGATTGGAAAGTAGCCTGACAATTTCGTGGAGATTGTTTTTCTTGCAACATCTCCCCCTGCATCGTTATCCACAAATAGCAGGATTTCTGTGTCGCTTGGTAGGTAGCGAATCATCTTGGTTGCCTGTTCCTCTGAAAATTGATTTCCACCAATTGCAACCGCTGACGCTAGATTCGACTGCCAGACGGACATACAGTCAATTTCGGCTTCTGTTATGGCTAGGATCTTTTTGCTGGATTTAAGTGCTTTATCGAAGGAGTATAAGGTTTGTTTTTTGACGTTTGGCGGCATGGAAGGTTCATACCAAAAACTCTTCTGATGCACCTTTCTAAACTTGATTGAAACGAGGTTTGAATGCTCGTCCCGGTACGGAATCGTGATTGCCTTTTTTTCGGTTGAGTATCCGATTTCAAAGAATCGCTGCCAAGGTTCACTGATTCCGCGTTTTGTCAGGTAAGGATGCCTATATTTGTATTTATCTAGCACGAAATCGCTTACGCTATACATTTCTTTTCTTTCGCTTTCCTCGAAATGTAAGTGAAGCGGTTCGTCTAAGGTATGACTATAGGTTCCATATACATCAACTAGGTATTCGAAGGCATCGTGAACGGTATCAAATCCGTCCAAATGCTTTACGAGTGTTTGGAAATTCCCACGAATGCCACAACCGAAGCATTGATACATCCCGTTTTCTTTGTGTACTCCGAACGAAGGAGAATGTTCGTTGTGAAACGGACAGCACGCCATGATGTTATTTCCCACGGTTCGGATGTTTTGCATCCCTTTTTCGTTTAGGTAGTCGTAAATGTCGACGTTTATTTCAATGGTATTTAATTTCATGGTTCAACCCCCTACCCAACATATCCGTTAGATTTTGGGGAGTTGTCCCGCTACCAAAAAAATATTTTTTCCTGTAAGGTAAAGCATACGAAACAGGTGTGTTTTTACCTGGAAATAGCTAACAAGCTTGTTACTGCCTGCCTCTTTATCATTATACTCTTTTGATTTTTTTAAATAAAGGCTCCTTTGTGGCTTTCTTTTTTTACAATTTTATCCAATGATCACCCCCTTTCTGCCCCAACGTTTTGGAAGATTAAAAAATATCTGTCGCTTTTCTCGGGGACATAATTCCATCATTTGGACACCACGATAATTCCAATTCACAAATTCCCCCGTTACGAGATTTGATTACATTTAACAAGGCTTTTCCGCGAATCCGTCCTGTTTCTTCGTCTTTAAACGTGACCGAATCAAATGAGTACAATACGTTCGGGTCCTGTAAAATTGCGATGGTGCTCGAGTAATCCTTCATGGAAGGTGCCTTTAATTCTCGGATTCCGTTTTCGTTCGCTTTGTTGTTTTTTTCATAGTCTCCACTTGCCTGATACAGTACGAAAATTACGACATTCAATTTCGCTGCAAGCTGCTTTAATTGACGAGAAAGAGCGGATCGGTCTTCGTGCGTATTGCCTTTAAAGCTCATTAGGTTAAACTGGTCGATGACCACAAACTGTGCTTTTGTTTTCAAAATGTCATGTTGAAGTTGTTCAATCGTGAGACCATTTGGCCAGTCTTCTGCTGTTTTAATAATCAGATCAGGACGATTCGTTACACCTTTTGCGAATTTGTCCGTGTAGTTTCTGTATCGGTCTTCGTCGTATCCAAGACGCCCCGTACGAAGTCCTTTGTTTGAAAACCCGCCCTCTAATGTATCAAGACGCATTTGGTTTTCTTTTTTGCTCATTTCTGCCGATTCAACAAGTACCGTATGCCCTGCTCGATTCGCAGCAAGAGCAGACAGAAGACCGAGCCACGATTTACCACGCGATGTAAACGCAATAAGGCCAATTAGATTACCTGGCTCATACTGGCCAATCGCTTCATCGACTTCCGGAAAGAGTGTTGGAATCGTTGTCATGTTATCTTCTTGTTTACTTCCTTGGTAGTCTTCAAAGCGTTCTTGCCCAGAAGTTGTCCAGTTCACTCCGTTTTTGCTTCGTGTCATTGTTATTTCGCTAAGCGTTTCAGCTGCTTGTAGTATCTTTTCTTGAAATTTGTACGCATCCATTTTCCCGAAATCTGCCGCAAGGGACTCTAGCATTTTACGTTGGGATAATTTCAAATTCCGTTCGATAAGCTTCAAAGCCAGTGTGTCAATAGATTCCGTTGCGTCTACGTATTCAAACTCAGGACATGCCATTACAACCGATTCAACACTTGGCATTTCCCCATATTCTACCAAGTGTTTTTCAATAAATGAATAGGCAGTTTTTTGATCGTGAAAGTTTTTTGCGTGGTTCAATCCGTGACGAACCAATGACCCAAAATCGCGTTTGGCGATAGCAGCATTTAGTAATTGCAATTCTATCATTTTTCTTCCCCCGTTTTATTGATTTTTCATTACAATTTTTTTCTGCGGTCTGGTCCCTTGTATTCCAGTGGAACGGTCATGCCTTCAATTCGGCTTTTTAAGCGTGGTCCAAGTTGTTGGGTAAGCTCTGGAATCGTTAGGTTTGAACTGAAGAAAGTAGAAAGTTCATTATCGTAGCGATGGCCAATGAGTGTAAGAAGCCGTTCTTGTTGCCATTGGCTTGGTCGTTCCGCTCCAATATCATCAAAGAGAACAAGCGGGCAATCTTTTAAGCTTTCAAGAACTGCGTTTCCTTCTGCTGCAACTTCTGGATCGTCAAATCCACGTTTTAGTAAATCAAGTAAATCGGGCACATTTACGAATTGGACAAGTTGTTTCGTGCGAACACCGTTTCGTATATCCTGCAGCGATTTGTTCACAATGAACGTAATCGCGAGTGAACAGATCGCGGTAGTTTTTCCGTTTCCGGTGTTGCCGTACAAATATAGTCCTTGTCCTGCTTCTACCCGTTCCATATCATTTGCTGACCATTTTTTTAGTAAATTCAATGCGTAGGTATCCTCTGGTAGATTATCGATGCGAAATTTTTGGTGACGCTTGGGAATTCCCGATAATTCAAGTTGATATTTTAAATCTATCCATAGCGGGCATAACGTCGAACATGAAATGTTATGCTGCTTGCAGTTTGCTTGTGCTGGACATGTCTGTGCAATTTTTGGATCTAGCATAAAAAACTCCCCCTAGTAATTAAATCCATCCCTTTGATTCCCATTCATCGAGTAAATCTACGCCGTCTTCTGTAGTGATAACAGGTTCAGGTGTTGCTTCTTTTTCATTTTCTTGGACTAGCGAGAAGGCTTGTTCATGAAGCCAAGATGTAAGAGCTCCCAATGTCGGGCGTAAATATTTGTTTGACTTCCAACGCTTTTCGTACAATCGAAACACGACTTCAATGATGTTTTTGATTTGCTGACTGCTGTAGGTTCCCATCAGTTTCTGTTTCACTTGTGTTGAATCTTTCCCCCAAGCAGGTTTATACGGTGCCTTGTAGGTTTCTTCGTAACATTTACACCAATACACAATCACATCTTTTGCCGTTGTAAATTCCTCTGGAATGGAATTACTCATCTCAGGTTCTTTTAAAGAAAAAGATTCTAAAGAATTACTTGGGATGGGTAAATTTTTACTCGTTATAGGCATCTTTAAAACTTCTATCGGTTCAATTCGATAGATGTTGCTTTCTTGTTTTCTCTCAACCAACGTCACCAATTTTGCGGTTTGCAGTTTGGACATGTAGTTATAAATTGTTTTTCGGGATTTAACGCCAAGGTACTCACTTAACTGTTCGTTTGTAAGGCTTACGGTATGTCCGTCTGAAAATTGTTGCATGATCGTGTATAAATGCCAGGCATCCGAGCCCATTTCCCGAAGAAGAGCGATAAATTCACTTCTCTTTAATTCCATGAAAAAAGACCTCCTTTTCTATCGTCACACTAGTTATCCGATAGATTTCGAGGTCTTGTCCCACATCTATAAAATTTTTATTGGTTGTCGTCATCTTCGAAGAAATCTTCTGAATGTCTTTCGATTCCAAAGTAATTGTTCGCTGCCTGTAACATGCCGTCTACATCGTCTTGTGCATATTTTAAATCAATCATTTCATCTTCTCCGATAATGCGTAGTTCTTCATTTTTACCTTCTGCGATAATTTGTCCATCTTCTCGAACGCTCATTGTTCCTCTGTATTTTGGATTCTTGTAAATTTTTTGAACGGTGGAAGTGTAAAACATTTTTCCTCCATTTGTTGGTGTGATGTCGTTGTCGTTTAAGAAGTCAGCAATTCTTTGGAAGGACATCCCCTTTTTACGAAGGTCAAACACCATTTGAATAATGTGCAATTCTTCTTCGTTGATGGTAAGTTTTTTATTTCCATTTTCGTCTATTTCTGTTTTGTATCCAGTTGGAATGCGTCCGACAGCGTGTCCACCTTTTTTCGTCTTTTGAATACGACCTGCTTTAAGGCGTGCGACAATCATTTCTTTATCGTACTCGTTAAAGGCACCAATGATTGTTCTTAACATATTGCGTACTGAATCGTTCCCAAGAAGGTCAGGTTCGCGGACGCTGATAACTTCAATTCCTTTTCTCCAAAAGTCAGCTAGGATATATTCTTGGATTTTGAAATCACGAGCCAAGCGATCTAAAGATGGAATAATCAGCGTTGTAACTTCTGGATGTGATTCTACGTACATTAGAATTTCTGCAATTTGTACGCGGTCTTCGACATCAGACGCACCTGATATGCTGCCTTCGTTGAAGATATGTTGTAATTCGATTTTTGTTTTTTCTGCGTAAACTTCAATTGCGTCTTGTTGTGCGTCTAATCCGTTTCCGTCTGTTAACTGTCCATGAGTTGAAACGCGGATTAAACCAATGGCCACTTCTTTGTTCGCATTTTCTTTTCTGAATGTAATCTTTTTCTTTTTTTCTTTCTTCTTTCTTTTCTCTTCTTTTTCTATATTTTTCATTTCACTATTTAATTGTTCCAGTTCTTTAACTCGTAGGCGAAGAGCCTCTAATTCTTGCATTTCTAAATTTGTCATTATAAACATCCCCTTTCGCTATATGTAATTTGTGTTCCCTCTTTTGTATTCATTCACACTATAAATCCAATTTCCTTTTTTGTAAAGAAAAATTTGTGTTTATTTTTTTGTGTTCGTTTTTTTATTTATTTTTACCATTTTTTGTTTTTTCGTATTATACTAAAAAAGATAGGTAGGAAATACTATAGCACTACATTAAAAGTGGGAGGAGTGATCGTATGAAAATATGGGGGCGTTTCTTTAGTTTGTTAAAGCGTGTTAAATTACATAAAGCAGATGTTGAATTAGTAACGCTTAATTTGCGAGTTCCAAAGGGATTGCATCGTTTGTTTGTTGAAGATGCAAGATTGAATTCCGATAAAGTTGTTAAAACTTCTTTAAATGATTTCATTTTAACGTTGGCTATGGATGCTGGCGGATATGACCAGAAGCTAAACGAAAACGGAGAATACGAATTCATTCGCGGAGACTTAAGCAATGTAAATGGACAATTCGTTAGTTTAGAAGAATGCTTAGAAAAGAAACTTGAAACCATTTTGAAGTTCATGTCGGACGATAAGGATAATAAAGAAACCACCGAATAAGGTGGTTTTTATATATGCTTTTGAAAAGCAGCAAGACCAAATGCTTTTAAATCATTAAACGTGGTATAATATAAACTATGGAACTTACGTTTTGTTTTCTGTTCGAAAATGGCAATGAGCTCCGCGTGGTAATCGAAATTGGCTTGTCCATTGAAAATGAAATAGACTCGATGCTTTAACATGTGAAGCTTCATCAGTTTCTTTAGAAAGTCTTTTTCCGAGTGGCGTGTTCGCTCGACTTCTACAAAGTAGATACGCTCTTTCTTTTTTGCATTTGGCGTGTAATCCGTCACCTTAAAGTCAGGTTTAAGATATGGCTTGTTTTGTCCTTCGCCCGTGAACGAACGATATTCTTTTTCGGTTCTCGGATCCTTTAACGTGATTCGCATGCATTCTTCTATTTTACTCACGCGTTCTATTTTTGCGTTTTGAAACGCCGTTTCTAATAGAGGTCGTACTTCTTGAAAGAATTTTTCTTCTGGTGTTATGATGCTATAGTTTCCAGTAAGCTTACGAAATTGCTGAATGGTCTTCGTCGTGATTTGGCCATTGTATAAAAAGCTTGTACAAAACAAACCGCCTTGAACATGAAGCAACAAAAAATATCGTTGCGTCTCAGGTTCCTTATATTTTTTATATCGGAGAATATAGCCGTAGTTATTCCCCAACTGTTTAAATACTCCTTCTCGAATCCAGCGATCAAATTCATATAAATCTCCGTTTCTTTTTGTAACGATTCCCAATTCACTGTAATGCTTTCTACCCTTTATAACGTTTATCTTTTCGTTCTCTAAAACTGTAAGTTTCATTATCCCACCTCCCTAAGATCCCATTTGTGTTTCATAAATTCTACCACATTTTTTGTTCTTTCGGTGAAAAAAACTTCTCAAAACGCAAGAGCGGCGTTTTGATGGTTTATGAATATTTTTGTAGCACTAAACCAACGATGCCAGTAAGAAATATTCAAAATTTGGTGCTATGGATATGGTATAAAGTATGAATCGGAGAAAAAGAAAAAAGCCCCGAAATGGGACTTTTATTTTTTGTCTTTATCAACATCTATCTTAAGTTCTTCTTTCATGTATTTTACAAGGGCTCTTCGTACGACATCACTTTTTCTGTAGCGTTCTTCGATGCAATAATCTGATAGCAGATCGTCAATTCGTTGTTCAATATAGAAGGAAACGGACCGCATATTTTCAAACGCTTTAGGACCTGGTGCTTTTCTAGGTGTTCCGTCTTTTTTAGTTTTGTTATCTTTTTTTGGTTTCTTTTCTTTTACTTCTTTCGTTTCTTCCATTTTCTCCTCCACTTGTGGTGCTATAGTGTTAGTTTCTTGAACGGATGCTTGTGGTTGTCCTTGTGGTGCTATAGTACCAGGAACCGCAGGAGCCGTCGAATTTGGTTGCTGTGGTGCTATAGTGCTTTGGTGCTGTTGCGGGTTGTATGCTGGTTTTGGTTGATTAGGCGGCGTCTGTGGGCGTGGCGGATTTAGGATGCCTGCTGTTGCATTCGTTGCTGTTTTTAATTTATCTTGCATACGGTTTGAATTATTTTGATTTTGGTTGTTTTTATTTTGGTTATTAGTATTTGTCATTTTCTATTCCTCCCTTATTGTAATCGATTCAGCAATTCGCGAATCCAATATTTATATGGTGCCAGTGCTTTAGATAACTCTTTATTATCAGGTCCAAATCCACCGAGACTTAAGCGTCCTGTTTCGGCTTTACGTTGGATGATGTTCTCAAATACCGCCTCTCCGTAGGTTTGCTTTAGCATATCGACGTAGCCATTGTTATCCCAACGGCGACCATCTTGAATGGAAGCGGCGATTCCTGCGATTCGAAGGTAAGGATTATAGGCGTCTCGAACAGCATTGATGGTTTCCACCAAACGCGGCACAGCGTCAAAGCAGAACTTACTTGGTTCAAACATAATCACAACATCGGTTGCAGCAACTAAAGCGTTCGTCATACGTTCCGAGAGGTCTGGTGCGGTGTCAATGATGATGTAGTTGTACAAGTGTTTTACGCGATCAATTACTTCTTTTAAAACGGTGTTGATGTCGTGACCAGTTGGATATACGTTTAAATACAACCATTGCCAGAACGTTGCGAACAAATCATTGGCGGGAATAATATGTAAATTTTCATTCACTTCATGAATAAAGTATTCTTTTATATCTTCTCCGGTAAGGTTTGGGTTTTCGTGTACTGCTTTCATGGCATCGAGAATCGTTGCGTTGAATTCGTTCGGCAGCAATCCTGTAAGAAGTTGTGTTTGGTTTCCTTGGGCGTCGAAATCTATCACCAAAACCTTGGCATTCGGTTGAAGTTTTGGAATCAGATGAGACGTCACGGCTGTCGTGGTGCTCTTTGACGCTCCTCCTTTTTGAATGGAAAACGCGATCACCTTTGTTTCTTGTGCATCTAATTGTTCTTGTGTTAAAGCTTCATATTTTTCTATTTTAAGCATAATAGTATCCCTCCATTTATATGTAATTTGTGTGTTTCCGTCTAACAACTTCTATTAGTAAATATTATTTCCTCTTTTTTATTACTATTTATTGTTAGACTTCTGTGTTCGTTATATCTATCGACACATCATATAAATACTTTAGCATTTTTTACGATAAATTAATAGAAAAAAATATTTTCTAATAGAAATTCCTTACAGGACAAGGAGTTTGATGGATAAAAAATTTTCGAAGTTTTGGAACAAAACGAGAAAAACAACGACGGTCTCAGTGCCTTTTTGAGAGCGGAGGCGTAGGCGGAGCGTAGCGGCATAACTAATAATAACTTCTTTTTATAAAACTAAAAGGACGATTCTTTTTAAAAATCCAGCAACGGCAATGGGTTTGCTGATTTCCCCTCCAAAAAAAGGGGGGAATCCATCGGATGGTAACGACTAAAAAGGGGGGAATCCATCGGTTACAAAAACGAAAAAGGGGGGAATCCATAAGATAGTAGCCTAAAAAAGGGGGGAATCCATCGGTTACAAATTAAAAGGGTACCAATATTTCAGTTTGTTTTTAAATTGGGGTGCCTTTTTCTGTTTGAAAGATAAAAAAAGAAGAGACCTATTCGGTCTCTTTCTCTTCTCTTTCGATTGCTTCGCGTATTTTACGGTCTAATTCTGTTTCTTTCTTTTTCTTTGTTCGGTTATTCGAAACGGGTAAAATTGAAACATCGAATGGAACGTTTCTTTCTTTTCTTCTATCTTCAACAACACTGATGAAACTGAAGTTGATCGGTTCAATTTCTACGCCGTTTTTCTTTTTGCGGTTCATCATTCGCAAGTTGGCGTAGTAAATCTCGAATTCCTCCACTTGCAGCATTGCTTTTTCATATTCCATTCGCGTTACAAAGTACGGATGTATTTTATAATATTTCGTTTTTCCAATGTCTGAACTAATGGAAACTCCATGGTTTATGAGTTCTCGAATAAATTTCGTTAGGCTTTCAGAATCTATCGCTAATGTTTCAGATAACACGTCATGTGTTAACATCTCGATTTTATACGGGTCTTGCTCTAATGGATTCGTGCACACGATCGTGTTGTGCATGTTTACCCATGGAATCATTTTATAAAGCAGGCCAAGTGCTTCAACAGATACATGATACGCCAGTAGTCGACCGCTTGTGTGGTATACTTTTGCAAACGGGGATTCGAGAACGTATCCCATTGTGTGGTATTTTTCAGTTATGTAATAATGCTGCCCTCTTTTTCCTAGGAAATTCAATGCGACGAGCTCAGATAAGAATTCCCCAGCTTGCTTTGCATCTCGTATTCCCCAAAGATTCGCGAAGTCTCCACGTTTTGCTGCCTTTCCATCGATGCATAATACTTTTTCCTTGTCTTCTAGTGATTCACTCATTTCCATAAGTAGAACAAGTCGGAATACTCGTCCAGAATTACGCAATGACATAGGTTTTGTTAATTCATAAACAGGATCTAAGTAAAAGTTCATCCAGTTTGGTTCTTCCCTTCTTACTTTTTCTTCTGTTTCTTTAATAAGCAAATAGGATTCGCCATCGATGGTGGCACGTGCTACCGATTGTTTTTTTCGTAAAGCCATTATTTTATCCCTCCATTTGTGTTTGAATTGCGTCGTGTCCATTCAATAACTTCGTGATGAAAGGTTTTAACCCTTGCCATTGAATTTCGTTTCTAAAATTCTTTCGGCAAATTTTCGAATAACTTTAGTTAAAATATGTTAGTATTTAATAGCAAATAACAAAAAATACCATTTTATGTTATTTCTTATTATCTATTATGATAAAAAAATATTTAATCCTTTTAAATATTATTTGCTAATAGAAAATAATGTAAAATGTTAGTAAATAATAATGTGTAATAGAAAATGTTTTTTATTATTGAAAGTTAGGAAAAAATAATAATTGTTGTTGAAAGATAGGGACTTCTGTGTATAACTATGAATGAATACGAATGAATAATATTTTTTATGAAAAGATATTGATTACTAACATTTTCTAATATAAAATAAGAGTAAATCATATTAACTAACATTTGTTCGGTATTCCAAACATAAAACAATATTAAATCATATCTCTGTTAGAAAATAACATTTTCTCGTAATCATTCATAATAAATACGAGAAATTATAGGTTTTTACACTATGTTTTTTGCACATTGGCAATTTAAAATGGAATTATCATCTTAAAAATACGCAAAATTTAGCCCCATTTTTGAATCTTTCTCTAAAAAATGGTTAATTATCTTGATTACGTGACTAAAATTAAAATTTTCGGCAAACGGGACAAAACGAAAATTTCTCTCGGATACTTTTATCGAGGTGATATTTTTGAAAATTTTAATTCAAAACGTAGAAAAAATTGGTGACGATTTTGCGGAAATTATTTTTCAAACGGAAGACGATCATAAAAATATTTCATTGCACGTGATGCAAAAAAATAAAAATTGGAGTCCGACGTCGATGTATTTTTTACATCACCCTGACGAATGGACATGTCCAACTTGTAAAAAAGAACATTGGAATGACGACTCAATGAAATGCATTCGAAACGAAAACGAGATGAAAACGATTTGGAGTCAAATTCAAAACGAGATCCAACTAAAATAAAAAACGCCTCTGTGGAGAGAGACGTTTACACATGTAAAAAGGTTATTCGAAATATTTATTTAAAAATTCTCTAGCCTTTTCTTCGGATGTTTCTTCAATTTCGTCTAAAATTCCGAGTTCCTCTAGGGTATATTCCCGTCCTTTTAAAAACGCGACAATAAAGAGTTGTCTAGCAGTAATTCCTTCTGGTAGGGTCCACCCATCAAAAATCTTTACTGCTACTTTTGCTGCTTCGTCTAGTTCGTGGATAGTTAAACCGGTTACTTCGATCTCGTGAATACGTTTCGTTTCTGCCATGTTTTAACACTCCTTTCTACATAGTTAAAGAATATATCCTTTTATCTGTTTGTCAAATTATTTTTATTTTCCCTATTTCCTGTCGAGAGTAAAAATAATTTTGGCATTTTCTGTATCACAATTAAAAAGCCTGGTATCCAGGCTCTTTTTTATTTCTAATATTTAGAAATACTATTTAAATTTGTATTCTATAAAAAATATATCACTTGATAGTTAGTAATACAATGCAAGTTTGATGGTTTTTGTAAACTTTTTTTAATACCATTTGCCATCAATTGTATAATGCCACCAAATATCTGGGAAAAAAATGTTCACTGTACGCTCTTTGTTGTCCCATTTTACCTGCTGAATATCGGCGATCGTGAATTTAGCTCTCGTTTCCGCTCCCATCGCTTGTTGGTGCAGCTGATATGTTCTTTCAAGAATAAGCTTTGCAGTAGGCGAAAGCTTATTGTAACCTTTTACTTTACTAAAATCGAGTTGTTGCATCTAAATTTCCCCTTTTTCATCAAATAACAGGATAAGTCTAATAGATGGATGATTTTTAACCTGATCGTACATCATTTCCCAATGCTTTATAATTCCTGTTGCTGTATTTAGTGGCAAGTATTCCAATTCATCTTCTTCGAATACTTCATAAGTGATATTATACTCATTCCAATGACGCTTAAAGGAAAGGGATTGCCCTTTCACGGTCCACTTGATGCTTTTTGAATATTCGTCCTCCGTAAACGAAACGCTTTCAATTATAGGTACGTTTCGTTCGTTAAATGCTTTTATTTTCTCGATCATCGTAAGGAATTGACGTGTCATTTCGGCTAATACTCCTGCCCACCACCCCTTTTCTTGGCGATTCAGGGCGTTTTTTAAATGTGTTCCTGTATTTTTTATCGAGTTTCCAAAATACTCGTATTCTTCTTTTATATCATAGGGGCTTGCGATGATAGATACTGTTCCGATATCTCGGCTTGCTCCACCTATGGGTATTCCACTTACCTCGATAACGAGTTTATACGTATCGTTTTTTAGATAAACGACTTCTCGGTTATATAAACCGTTAATACTTTCAAACTCTGATGATTTCATTTCCCCCACTTCCTTTCTATTCTAATAAATGAATTAATCGAAACTTCGGATGGTTCCGAACTGCTTCGTAAATGTCCTCTATATAATCGATTTCTTTTAACAACATGGTAACATTAAATAACTTTTTTTGTTTATTATAATCTAACATTACATGATCGGTTCGATTTGATGTGATAATTTCGCCGTGGATGATACTTTCTGGGTCATTTATTTGGCGAGTTAATGAATACGTAAACTTTACATCCATTGTGATTATACGCATCGTTTCGTATATTTCTTCGATATCGTTTATTTCGACGAAGCTTTCCGTTATTGTTTCACGTGGCATTTATGCCCTCCTATCCCAACAGGTAAATTAAGCGAAAATTCGGGTGTTCCTTGATCGCTTCGAATATTTCCGGTATCCACTCTTCTTTTTCGGGTGGTCTGTTATTATCCCATTTAAATTCTTTTGTATTTTTATTGAATTCAACATGCCAACCCCTGCTGTCAAACTCACTCTCAAATTCATAATTGTGAAATTTGTGATCTGCGTTGGGTGCTTTGATTCTGCATGTATAAGTATATGTATAAGTTATGCTAAGCGTAAAGCCTCTGTGGTTTTCATATATAATCTTTAATTCTTTAAGTTCCTTAAATTTCTCATTAAATTTTTCATACTCTAGATTTTCCAAATCATACATAGTATTCCCTCCTTCCTGGAAAACTTTCCCCGACATGGCAGGTTTTTTGCAGCTCATCGCACGTTACGACGCGGGATTATTCCCACGCCGCACACCGTGCAAATAGCTTAAATTTCGGATGGTTCCGCGTATAGTGAAGCAGTTCTTGCAGTGTTTTTTCGTCGGCTTGCGTTGTGATCATGCTCACTTCGCCTGTTTCTTTATGTAGCACTGCATACGCAGATGTGCCCTTTATGTCGTTTATATCGTAATTTATCAAAAAGTACATATCATTCTGTAAATTTTCAAAAATGGTAATATTTGTAACGTTCATACTAAGCAATGTAACCACCTCCGCTGTACTTTTGCAGGCCGTGCTGGACGCTCTTTCCGTATCTTTCAATAACATTCTTTAATAACGTTATTTCGGATGGATTCAATTCGTTTTCCAGTGTTTCGACCTCTTCTTTTTCTTTTACTTCTAAAGATTCATTTTCAAATTTACTATTCCGTAACATGTGCAAATCCCCTTTCGTATGTTTGTAAGTGTTCAGCCCCTTAGGGTGCCGGGCGTTTTCGTGTTCGCCGACCGCTCCGATCGACTCGGGGCGGTTTCGTCGCAATTTTCAGCGACTCATCAGGGCAACTCTATAAGAACTTTTAGGCGTTCGAATTCGTTTTGATAGTGTTTGACCGTTTTCATGTCTTGCTCGAAGTTAAACGGGTGGAACGTTTTAACGATTCGACGATATTTCATTTTAAGTACGAAGAACTCCATTTTTAGCATTTGTTTTCTCATCGGCTTGACCTCCTAGTGTAAGAAAATCCAAACAAGCAAGCCAGAAACGATGGAAAACGAAGCAACTTCTTTAACGTAGTACGTGAATTTTTCAAATGTCATAAATAAACAACCCCTTTGCGTTTGTAATTTGTTACAGGCCCACCTTATCGTGTTGGCGGGGTCTGGGCTTTCGCCGACGTTGGAGCGTGTCCAACGTTTCGGAGCGGTGCCTCCTGCTCCATCATCAGGGCGATGTTACTCTTCGGGTTTCTCATCCGGCTTTATTAGCATAGCAATCATAAAAGGTATTGTGCATAGCATGCTGATTTCTAAATGACCTCGATGGATTACTTCTTTTGGAATAAACAGTAACGCCAAGATAAGTAAAAATAACCCACAAGTAATCCCGATAATTTCGTATCTATATTTTTTCATATGTTTTTTCATGTTTTCGCCTCCTTAAGTGTGCCGCGTCATTGACTGCGGGGCATATTGCCGACCGTCGCGGATAGCCTCCGCTAGGTTTCGACCCATTGCCGTTGGGTCATCGTCAGGGCGTTTACTCAACTTCTAGCAACAACAATAAACGGGATTTTTTATCGTTTAAACACAGTTCTAAAACTTCGTCGGCGTACTGTTGTGCTAATTGTTCCAACTTTTCGATATAATCGCTAATTGGCATGTATTCTGCGAGTTTGTCGTCATACACAAGCTGGCGTTCTGCAGCGGTTGCACAGTATCCAATTTCGTAAACGTACCATCCTTGCGAGTCTTTCGATAATTCAACGTATCCGTAGCCGTGTTTTGACCCTTCGAACTCAAACGTAAAATGAGCGGCTCTTACATTCTCCTGGTAAACTCCACCTTGATATTCGATATTGATGATTTTCATATGTATCACTCTCCCTTTTAATGTTATTTGTATTTGTTGAAACGTGTTCGCAACGTTTATTTTTTAAGGAACTTTTGTTCCCTGCACTTTCTTTATACTTGAAATTTTTACAATGTCAAACATTTTGTGTTTTTTGTTTTGTGTTCATTTATTATCTACCTTATATAACGACTGTTTCCTTTTTTTCTTTAGGAATATTTTTAAAAAAGATTTTTACAAATCTTATAAAGGTGCATCACCAAAGGGTTTGTGCATCTAAAAATATTTTTAAACAGTTACTAACAGTAATTAACAGTAAAAAATATCTATTACTAATTATTACTAACTACATATATTATTTAATAGATATCTAGCGATGGGTAAAAATTTACTCATGGGTAAGAATTTACTCATCCCATATATATAATATATCTTTATTCTTTAATAACTAAATAAATAGGGAATGAGTAAAAACATACCCAACGTTTAAAACGTGATCCAAATAAAGCGGGGTTAAATTTTTAAGGTGGCAGGGGGTCTCGTTAGTGCTGGCGTTTGAATGCCTTTTTTTTTCTGGGGTGG